TTAAATCTCCAGTTTTTTGAATAACATTATTAAATACGTGTTTTATTACCTTTTGTTCCTCTTCATCCTTGGCTAGTTTAGATACTCTTGTGTCTACTTCTGCTTGTTCAAATTCAGACTTAGCATTTCCGACCTTACCATCTACAATCTTTTCGATTACATTGGTTAAATCTTCCATACTTTCGAGCTTAAAACCTCCATCATCGTCATCATTCTTTTTACCAAATGATCCGAGTATTTCTTCTGGATTTCCACCAAGTTTTACGATTTCTTCGATAATTTTTTTTCCACTGTATGTTGCTTTTTCAAGGGGCGAGTATATTGACTCTTTTTTCTCCTCTAATCTCTTTAGCTCATTTCCATAATCAAATTCTTCTTCTGATTCGACTTCTGTTTGGGTGTCGATTACCTCTTTTGTTTCTTCATCCATAGTATTTTATCCCTATCAGGGCTAGGGTTGCCACAGTTAATTCTCTTTGGGAGAGATTCCCTAGCTCTTTACGAGCCTATCTCTTGAATTATACTATTGCTAGTTCGACCTAATAATTCAAGAAATCGGCTAATAAAGAACTATCTTTTAATTTCATCAAGTGTATTATCGATGACCTTGGTAATATATAAAATTATTTTACCTCCGATAATATCCTCAATCGTTTGACTTTTGTTTGCGATTTTATCTGTACCCTCCCATTTTAATCTCCTTGATATTATATTCCACAAGTATGATTTATGGAAACGTTCTGCATCTATTCTCAATCTCTCACGATCCTCGATACTTATCTCTTTTCCTCCGAAGTATGCGATTCCGTCTTTGATATAGAATAAATCCCTCTCATCTATTACCACAAACAAGTCTTTTACTAAATAATCAATGAACTTTTTTCTTAATATCTGTCTTATTTTTAACATTTTATTTATTTTTTAAATGTCTTCTTCTTACCAATTTCTTCAACTTCTTCTCCTGATACTTCTTCTTTAATTATACCAGTTTTCAACTCTTTTCCTTTTGATTTCTTTTCTTCAAATTCCTCAGTCTTTGCACCTCCTAATTTATTGTATACAAAATCTGCGAGTTCTTCTTTCTTCAAACCTGCTTCAATTCCAAGTGCCAATGCTCTTGATTCTACAGATTCACTTCCGAAAGACCTCTTTCCTGACACTACGTCTTCTGCTCTATTTAATTTGTCCTTGTTTAAGTATGCCATTTTATTGTTCTTTATTATTAATTAAACTTTGTTCAGGTGACGGCCCCTGTCCGTCTGGAGCTATACCCAAGTTACTTGCTTTTTTCATATACTTATCACTTTCCCCCTCTGTTAGTGGATCGAATAGAAAATCTCTATCAATCGCCTCTATATCTGCATAAGGGCTAGTCAACATCAATTGCCTTGCTCTGATTTCCTTTTCTTCTCTAAATGATTCTAGCTTAGGCATCATCTCGTCTGGCTCGATGTTGATTGAATAAGTTCTATTTGCAAATAACAATGGGTTCACCTCATATAAGTATACACCATTCTTTTTAGAATCGTCTAGTTTTTTGTAGCTATCGTCAAGTTTTTCTTCATCATTCATTTCACTTCCCATTATTCTATCTGTAAATGTAATCTTTTTGGTATACTTCTTTCCACCAATTGTTTGATTTGGAATGTTATAACTTCTGTCTTTAATTCTAAGTGCTTCAAATGCTCCATCTGATATCTGTTCTGCTTCTCCGATTGTTTGATGTTTTATAATCAAATCAACCATAAGTTCTCCTATCTGTTCTACTGCATTCCCAATCATTCTTCCAAATATTGCGAATTCTTTAATAATAGAGTTCTGTTCTACTCTTGCTATCTCATATGCTGTTCTACCTGCATCTGGTGATAATCCACCTCGTATATTATCCTGTGAGCTTTGATTTATAGTATTTTCAATTTCTGCCATACTGTTGTATACCGAGCTTAGATTTCTTCCAGTATTTAATGGAGTTGCTGTTGCATCTTTTGGAAATGCTGTAACCGCCGCAGGAAAGACAATCGATGAATCAATCTGCGGAGCACCTGTTGTAATAATTGCAGGTAATGCTTCCATAACTGTTCCATCAACTAATAGTCGAGACATTCTATCTAGTAGTTTTTGTTCTGGCCACAGTTTATCCACCAGTGATTTGTAGTAATAAAACTTCTTTTCATCTATTGGTTCAAATCCCCATTTTGATTCATTATACATCGGTATCTCCATTTTATCTCCAAATTTATCTGATACACACTTTCTGTGCTTGATTCTGTTTGCCTGTACATTATCTTTGCCAAAATAAATACCATTTACATACGGTATCTCCAAATCATTTACCCTTGATTTTACTATCAGTTCTTCAACTAAGTGATCCTTATTCACTTCCTTAATATCATAAAAAGTATTATCTTCTGTACTGAATACTGTTTGAACGCCTGATTTCACAAACTTTAAGTTTTTATGACTTGAATACTTGCTTTTGAAATCTTCGAAACTAATCAATTTTCTTCTAATTATAAACGGCTGTTTTTGATGACTGAATTGATAGAAGTTAGATATTCTTACTTCTTCCATCGGTATATTTTCAATCTGTATTCCTGATACAACTTGATCTATAACTTCTTTTATGCTGATGTCCCCATTTTCTAATTCTTCTCTAACTGTCTGCATATTTTCCACATACTCGACTTCGATGTAAGCACAAGGATTTACACAAGATGCCACTACACCATAAAGCATACTCATTTCATAGTCTGAGTTATCTATATTCCATTTAATCATTTCTCTCATCACTTCTGCTGATTCTTTATCTTCCTCATTCTTATCATTCTGTGCTGTTGCATTCGGATATAACATCGAGGCAATCAAATGTGCTGACATTGATATTGCTTTATTTCTCGATGTTGGTTTTACTCCTCTCCATTTCCAACTCACATCTTGATCTGTTGGTGCTGGTTCTTCATAAGTATTGAAAGTCTTTTGCATTACATCCTGTCTATCAAGTATATTCATATCATTAAATTCTTTGAATGACTTTCGTTGTAAATCATAAGTGTGTTGTGCGTCTTTTTGATTTGACATAGTCATCTCTCTAACTGCCTTTGGAGGTGTATAATTACTCCTGTCTTTAGAGTTAGAGTTTTCTAGGTAGTGAGCTAACATATTTAAAATTGAGGTTTATATTGTATTGCTTTCTTTTCTGTGGGGTATCTTGTCTTTATAGGTCTATCGGGGATTGGTAATTCGATTACATCATTTTTATTGAAATCAATCTCACGTGGATTTCGTGATTCTCTTTCTCTGAGTTCGTCATTTAGATTATTATCCATCATATTTTAATTATACACAATAGTTTCCTACATTGAAAACTTTGGTCTGTACTGTCCCACTCTACTATTCAGTTCTTCGTCTTGTGCGACAATCTGTTCTTGATAAGCAACGGCATCTAAAACATCATCGTGAGCACCAAATGGAAACCTTATCATCTGGTTCTCTAAGTCCTTACAAAATCCATCTATATGGTATACCGAACCGCTTGAGTATCTGGGTATTAATCCTCTTATCCTAATCTCTTTAGCTGTTGAGTTATGACGCAATTCTACTATTGGTAGGAATGTCCCTCGTTTTATTTGCTCTTGATCTAAATATGGTTTTAATCCATCCAAGTACGCAGTCTTTTCTATTCCTATCTTCTCATATCTACGCTCTCTATGTAAATTAAATATTGCATCCACTAATTCCTCCGGTCCTATTTTCATCTGCCAAGCCTTTAAGTGCCAGAATTTCTCAGTATTGATTGAATTATCACAAAATCCTGTGAAGTCTGCTTGTGCTTTCTTGCTCATTGCAGTATCTATCGTCAAGAATTTCCTTGTGTTCATTCTCTCGACCTCAACTTGTCCTATTTGCCTGAACCATCCATTTTTAAACTCTTGATTTTCTGATAGCACAGGTGTCTGTTGGTAGAGCGAAGACCAGTCATATGGTCCAATTGTCGTCTTTATCTCATCTAATGCTTCCTTAGTGTATTTTTGTGGCCATAGTGCCTTTCCTGCATGTCTATATGCATCATCAATCTCAGCTATTGCAGGGAAGTTCATTATTTTTAGTCTTTTCGATAGTTCTGGATTATTCAATATTCTTCCGGCTAAATCATCATCGTGCCATCTAGTTAAAATCAATACTACGACCCCTCCGGGTTCAAGACGTGTGAAAGCTGTTGATGTGAACCAGTTCCATATCTTATTACGATAAACTTCCGAATCGGCTTCTTCTCGGTTTTTGATTGGATCATCAATTATAAATAAATCCGCTCCACGACCTGTTATCGATCCACCTACTCCAACTGATGTATAACTTCCTTCGTCATTAGTTCTCCATTTGGCTTTGGCTCGTTCATCTGCCTTTAGTTGTGTGCCTGGGAATATATATTGATATTGCTCGCTTTCAATCTTTGTACGTGTTTTAGTACCGAAGTCTAGGGCTAGTTCTGCTGAATATGATGCTGTTATAACTTCCTTGTCTGGATTTCTTCCTAGATA